ACACTACGATTCTACACTCGGAAAGCATAAAGATGAAGTTCGAACTTTAAGAACTCAACTTGAACAGTCAACAAAACAATTTATTCCACCTAAATCCAAGGAAGATTTAGAAGCTTGGAGAAAGGAATATCCCGATGTTTATGAAATGGTTGAAACCATTGCTATGAACAAAGCAGATAGTCGTGCAAAGGAGATGGAGACTAAGTATCAAAATCTTCAAGTACAACAGGAACAAATTGCAAAAGAAAAAGCTGAAGTAGAACTTTTAAAAATGCATCCTGATTTTAATGATCTTCGTTCAAAAGATGATTTTCATGAATGGGCTGCAAAGCAAGATCCTGTTATTCAAGATTGGTTGTATGAAAATACAAGTAATGCTTCACTAGCTGGAAGAGCTTTAGATTTATATAAAATGGATCGAGGGCTTGGTAAGTATAGTAAGAAAGAAGAACAGACTGCTAAAAAAGAAGCTGCTAAAGCAATTAGTAAAACTAAAAAAGCAGAAGCATCAGATGCTCCTACAAAGAAAATTTGGTCTAATGCTGAAATTTCTAAAATGTCAGTTAATGAGTATGCGAAGTACGAAGAAGAAATCGATAAAGCTGTAAGAGAAGGTAGAATCCAACCTTAATAATAACTATATAATTGGAGGCTAACACATGGCTACAATGGGACTTGCTTCTGGCTATCAAAATTTACCTTCGGGTAATTGGGTACCAGCAGTATATAGTCAAAAGGTTCAGAAGTTTTTCAGACGTGCATCAGTTGTTGAGGATATTACTAACACTGATTACGCTGGAGAAATCGAAAATTTTGGCGACACGGTAAATATCGTGAAAGAGCCAACAATTACTGTGAATGACTACGCTAGAGGTCAAACTGTAAATACGCAAACTTTGGCAGATGACAGATTACAATTAACTGTCGACCAAGGTTCATACTTTGCGTTTAAAGTAGATGACATCGAAGAAAGACAATCACACGTAAATTGGGAAGCTCTTGCAACTTCTTCAGGTGCTTATTCACTA